ATATCTACAATCTCATTAAATCCAAGATGCGAATCTGCACCAGTTCGGAAAGATACTTCTTCAGGAAATTCCAACATCCACGGTGCAACACCATCCATTTCAGGACCAGAGTATACCATGGCATTATCAGGTACGCATGTATCATCAATTTCATCTACATGATCCATTGCACAGTTTGGACGTGCACGAAGCGCTTCACGCAAACTTTTACCGACTTTGCGTCGATCTACATCAAAGCCTACTACGAATTCCAAATCATTGGTTGTATAACCACCAATATCTGCATACATGAGGCCCACTTTATCTTGGGGATTTTGGACATAGTACTGAACACCTTCAACAAGTGATTTAGCACATGAGCCCACGCCAACAATGGCAACTTTAATTTTCGACATATTTTTCTCCTTTATGTCAGTTTATTATAGTGAGTATTTCTTGTCTGGAGGTAGAGTAGCTCACTGGTTTAGTGTATTAGTTATACTCGTGTATCGGACTTTTTATTCATTTCAGATAAAAAAGTTTCTAAGCACATATCTTCAAGAGTTTGAGTATGAGTAATTAGATTCGAAGAATCAGGAGGTCTAGTTTCTGCTGGATCACCAATTCTACGAGGTGCTTCAATTACTTTAAATTCATCAGTAACTGATTTCATTGCATTAATTACTTCTCTGACTGAATAGCATTTAGGATTTCCGAAGTTTTCGTAGTTAGTGTTTCGAGGTCCTGTAACCGTTGATTCAACGATGCCATTAGCGATATCGTTAACGCTAGTGTAGCTACGAACAGCAGTGCCATCAGGAGTTGGGTAGTCTGTACCAAATATTTTAACATGTTTATCTTCCAATATTGCTTGTGCACATGATCTAATCAGTCTTGTACAAGGACCAATCATATGATGCTGACCATCTGAACCAGATACGTTAAAGAATCTTAGAATAGTATAATTGACAGCCAATTCTCTTACAATGTCTTCACCAGCTGATTTACTACGAGCATATGGTGAGAGATTCTCAAAGCAAGAAGAACTAGATCCATATATAAAATGATTTGTATCGATGAAATGTAAGAGCGAATGTGTACCACTTAGATTATTTTGATAGTAACTAAATGGTTCTGAAAAACTGCGAGGTACTATTGGTCTACCAGCAAGGTGAATGATTGTATCAAACCCTGTACTGATAGGCAAACCAGTATTCAAGTGCAGCTGAGTAATATCTTGATAGTAAAATTTATCTAAGAAATGAGTTACATCATTATGATCTTCATTGTAAACATTTATATCCCAACCCTCTACATGATAGCCATCTTCTTTAAGAAGTTTGACTACGTGAGAGCCGATATATCCGTTACATCCTGTTACAAGTACTCTATTCATATATTAAATATACCATGAAGAAGCGAAAAGTTAAAGAAAAAAAGAAACATAGAGTCTACTGCACTTATTTCCCAAATGGTGATTATTATATTGGCTATTCAGGTAAAACTGATAAGCAATACGAAAAGTATTTTGGTAGTTCAAAGTATGTTACAGAATTTACCGATCAATTAGTGAAAGAAATCATTTCGGTTCTAGAGAAAAAGAATCACGCAAAGATTCTTGAATTTCTTCTACAGTGGCGTCATAGACACGACCCTCGGTGTCTAAATGATATGATCCACATTCGGCTTCGGTTATCCCATCTGGAAGATTTTGAAGAGTTGGATTGGTGTCCAAAAGATGAGAAATATCTTCTTGAAAACCTACAGTCAATGCAACTCTCGGATATCGAAACTTAAACACTTCAACATTATGAAAAACGTCTGTTCTCATAACTGTTGGTTTATCTAGTGTAAAGCTATCAATTTTTTCTAAACATTCAAGATATGCTAAAGGTTGTGTACTAGGAAACTGTGGACCAATTGCACCATTTGAAACTTTATCTTCATCTCTTGTAACAGGTACTCTTGCAGTTTCCCAATCGTACTCATGATTTCTTTTCCAAAAGTTTGTTGAAGAGTAATCACAGTTGTAAATTGGTATATTGATTCTATCGTACATCCAGTGCCCAACAGTATTAGCACAATCTGCTAAACCATCAATGTGAGCTATTTTACCAAGTTCTGGACCAGTAGCACCGAAAAAAGATGCAAAGCAAGGCGTAATGCCAAGAGGTTTAAACATCTCGACTACGTCAGGAAATTCTTCAAAAAAGTTTGGTAACATTCCGCGGTGCGTAATTGGGTGCCAATCGCCATTCATTGGAGTGATTAATCGATTAATGTGTTCTTCTGTTAACCAATCCAATATGTTTTTGGCGACAGGCTCCCAATCAAGACCGTCTAATTTTACGAAGTTCTTTATTCTGCGGCTATTTTGCTCCAACCCCAGTCACCTTCCATACCGTTTACACTGTACTCAGTCACTCTCTTCTCGAAGAAGTTGTCATGACTAGCTCCATTAAGGATCCAATCAAGCCAAGGCAATGGATTGTCTTTTGCTTTATATTTCGCTTTGAGACCAAGCTGAAGAAGACGACGATCAGCAATATGACGAATATATTGTTTCACATCTTTCTCTTCCAAGCCTTCTACTTCATTACCTTTATACGCAAGTTTTACAAACTTATCTTCAAGAGCAACAGCATTTTTAGCCATTTCGTAAATTTGAGATTTCAACTCGTCGTTTACGATACGTGGATGTTCTTCACACAAAGTACGGAAAAGCTTAGCATTACCTTGTACGTGCATCGATTCATCACGAATAGACCATTCAACAATTGTACCCATACCCTTCATTTTGCCAAAGCGCTGGAAATTCAAAAGCATTACAAAGGATGCAAACAAAGACATACCTTCGTTAAATACTGATTGCGCAAGAGCAAGAGCCAAGCCAGACAAAGATGTGATATTATTGTTAGCCATAAAATCTAGCTTATCACCCATTTCTTTATACTCAAGAAACTTATGGAACTCATCTTCTGGCAAGCCCAATGTATCATTCAACAAAGCATATGCACGTTGGTGTACACCTTCACGAGCAGCAAATGATGCAAGCATGTTTCTTACTTCATTATTCTTCATTTTTGGAATGAGAAACTCATGATAGTTAGAACCAACCTGTACGTCAGACTGTGTAAACAAACGAAGAATTTGTGTAATAAATTCTTTCTCGTCGTCTGAAAGTTTCATCTTCCAGTCTTGCACATCTTCTGACAATTCAGCTTCGTCTTCAACCCAATGAATTTCTTCATGCTTCTTTGTTAATTCTACAGCCCAAGGGTATAGAAATGGTTTGTATGTTTGACTCTCCTCAAGTACTGACATTTTTTATTCCTCTGTATCGGTCTCTTCTTCAACTAGTAGTTCGGCCTCTGGCTTTACTTTTGGTGTTGATTTTTGTTTTGGTTTAGTTACTTTCGCAGCAGGTTTATCATCAAGTACAACTTGTTCTTCAAGTTGATTAATTCGGTCATTCATGCGGAAAACTACACTGCACAACTTTTGAATATCCTGTGCATTTGGGTTTCCACGACCAGCTACACGTTGTAGCATTTCTTGTAGTTCTTTTGTATAATTAGCCATAATATATCCTTTTCGCTATTAATTATTAACCTTCACAGGCTAAACACCCGTCTTCGTCTTCGTTTGTTTCTGTGGCTTTTTCTAAGTATACCATCAGTTCTTCGTATCCGCCTACATATTCACCATACATGTAAATTTGTGGAACGGTTTTTACGTCTCTGCCTGTTACTTCAGCAGCAGTTTTTCCTACTTCTGTAAGATTTATATATTCAAATGGAATTCCCAAGATTCGCAATTCTTCTTTTGCCATCGAACAGAATGGACAGTCATTCTTACCATAAATAATAGTAGCTTGATCATCAGCACCTTCAAGTTTTACACGTTCAACTTGTTCAGATACATTTTCAGCTCTTGACTTTGCTTCAGTGCGAAGGTAGTATAGACCTTTAAGACCACCAGTCCATGCACGAAGGTGAGCTTCATTCACATAAGATTTGTCACAACCAGCTGGAAAGAAAATGTTAACAGACTGACCTTGACAAATATACTTTTGTCTGTCAGCTGCATGATCTACAACCCAACGCTGATCTAGTTCTTGCGCAGTTTTAAATCTTGCTTTTTCATCGTCAGACAAAAAGCTTAAATGTTGAACAGAACCTTTGTTAGTAATAATGCTTGACCATGTTTCATTATCGTTACGATCATAGCTTTCAAGCACAGGTTCTAGATACTTGTTCTTGACAAGAAAGCTACCAGCGCGTGTTCTATGTGTATATGCATTTGCCTTCATCGGTTCGATAGAAGGAGAAGTAGACAAAATGATACCTGAACTAGCGTTGGGAGCGATTGCAAGAAGGTGTGCATTGCGTCTGCCAGTTCCAATACCATCAGGATATTCTCCTCTTTCTTCAGCTAACACAATAGTCTCTTTGTCAGCTTCTGTTTTAATAAAGCAAAACACTTCATCGTTTATTTGTCTTGCTTCTTCTGATTCCCATGCAAGACCTTTTTTCTGTAAGAGACTGTGGAAGCCCATCGCTCCAAGACCAATTGATCTTTCTCTTGATGCTGAGTATCTGGCTCTTTCGATTTCGTTAGGCGCATTCTCAACGAAGTATTCAAGCACATTGTCGAGCATGCGAATAAGATCGCGGACAATGTTGGTGTCTTTCCAATCGTCATAGTACTCCAAGTTAAGAGACGATAAGCAGCATACCGCAGTGCGGTCTTTAGATGTGGGTAAATGTATTTCGTTACAAAGGTTTGAACCATGGATTTTTAATCCTAAATCTTTTAAGCTCTGTGGCAGATCCTTGTTCGCAGTGTCAATAAAATTAATGTAAGGTTCACCTGTTCTGAAACGTACTTCTAAGATACGTTCCCATAGTTTGCGAGCTTTTACGACTTCTTTGACTTTGTCATCTTTTGGATCTCTTAAATTAAAATCTCCATCTGTAATGACAGCGTTCATGAACTCGTCTGTGATATTAACAGCGTTATGAATATTAAGTGCTTTGCGTTGTACATCACCCGTTGGAATGCGGATAGACAAAAATTCCATAATGTCTGGATGCGATACATCCATGTAAGCGGCATAAGAGCCTTTACGTGTTTTACCTTGACGGTATGCAATCATATCAGCATCTACCGTGTGAAGAAAAGGAATAGGACCAGGTGCGATATCACTTACTGTGCGAACATCGCTCCAGTGACCACCAACACCACCACCAAAAATGCTTAACCATCTCAACTCAGATGAATGACCAATAAGGCCTTCAAGAGTATCAGGAACATAAGTAAGGAAACATGAAATAGGTAAACCTTTATCTGACTTCTTACCATTTGGTGCATTTGAAAGTACTGGACTTGCGTACATAAACCATTTATTACTAACATAATGATAAAGACGCTCTGCTAATTTCTTATCTAATTTATCTTTGTATTTTGCCCAAGCTGTAGAAGCTCTTGCATATGCTTCTTGTGGACTATCTTCATAATCAAGTAAATAAAAGTCTTTGAGCATTCCAACTGCGTATTCAGTTAGCAGCTCGTCTTTTGATTTGTCTATTTTTAGATTTTTCATAATTTTCTCTTATTGGCCACATTACGTTGAAAACGCATATTTAGGTTATACTCTTTTCCAACTGTTTAATTTAATTTTAGCTTGAGCGCCTTGAAAGTTATTTTCTGATATGATTTGTTCAACGTTATGTCCAGCTTGTACCATATCATTAATATCCTTCTCAACAATGTTGTCTGGCCAGAGGACGATTCGAAAACCGTCTTTGATAAACTTGTAATATTTGGAAACGATTACTGCGTTTCGCGGTTCATTATCCAGACACAGTATGATGTCTTTGTTTGATTCAAGATATTTATTACTGCCAATGTCGGAACCAGCCAATGCCAGTGAATTTTTTATAAAAAAACTATCGATTGGACCTTCACAAACAACGGTTGTTTTATCTTTGTTCCATCTTTCAAGACCAAAGATCTTATCCTTGTTTTTGTCAAGCATGACTGTAATATATTTAGGAGTAGCATCATCAAGAGACCTTGCTTGAAAAGCAAACATCTTACCATCTTCGTCTCTGAATGGAATGATTAGTTTTGGTTGTCCGTCTCTGAAATCTTTTTCATAAGAGGTCCCATGAAGTAGTTTTCCAAGGCGCTCAGTAAAGTAGAGATCATCATAAAACCGACTAGGGATGTCCCGATTCCGTACGAATCGTAGAGAGTTATGGTTAGACTCCAGGTCGCTAAGCCTCTCGCAACGAGCCAAGATAGTACTAAAATCGTGAGAGACCGAGATTGTAGTGTTACTAGAAGTATGGCGCTTAAAATTAGAATTACCGTATCCATTTTTTACCTTCTCATATGTTAAGCTACGCTGGCAGTCAAAGCACAGAAACATTTCTGTGCCATCATCTTCATAAGTAAAAGCCTGCGACTTGCAATAAGGACAATTTATATTCGTAACCATTCATAGATTATACTATGCGACGATCAAGAATTTTTGTCAAGTCTTTCTTCTTTTTCTTTTTCTTTCCGAGAGGATTTGGACCGGTCGGTCCAGCAAGACCAGATGCGTTTGCATCTGCATTAGTGGTCGATGGGTTGAAACCACCACCAGCTGTCATAGCTTCGTCGATTGCATCTTCCCAAGCTTGCATAAAGCCTTCTTTGGTAGAAAGATCATAATCAGATGTAGGCATAAGACCTTGATCGTTTAAACGTTCTATGAGATGTACAGCAGTTTCATCATTCTTTTCTGCTTCAATATGTTCTTTCAATAAAGCTAAAGCTGCTGCATACGAGGCAATTTGCGACTTACCACCTGGTACTTTACCTAAAGTCTTTTTAAGATTAAAAACAAGGCGATCTAAATAAGTAAATGATTGGTTTTGCTTGGAACTGCGTTCTCTTGATGGAATTAAAACTTTGCCATTCTTATCGATGACACCGTTTTTAAAAGCATCTGTTTTATTAAACGGCGTAGTTAGTTTTCTTAGAATTCTAAAAACTACCACTGTATCGATAATATTTGACATTTACAATCTCAGTTCTTTTAGCATTAAAGCTGTTCTAGTATTAAACATGATATCGGGCATTTCATTGGATTTACTAAATCCTAAATATGTAAAGACAGTTTTAAAAACTGATACTTCTTCATCATTGCAACCCATGGTTAACATTTTCTTTGCTGCATTCATTTCGAATACATTCGTAAAAAGAATAATATGATTCAACAAAAGGCGAATATTTACTTCTTTTTCACTCAGCATCTTTTTAGCTAGTTTTCTAGCATATTGTGCTTTCCGCAAATCTTCATAAAATTCATCTTTTGAGAAACAGCTTTTGTTTAGATATGATTCAAAAGCGTAAAACTCGTAATTCTTCTTGTTTAGTTCCATCTACTCCGATGTCGGTACATCATCATTTAATTTAGTTTGCGGATCCATTTCAACTGTATCAGATTTTCCGCTTACCTCTACCTTAGTAGGTTTTTGAACAATATCTTCGGCATCTTCAGCATCTTTATTACCAATTGCTACATTTGCACCAGGCATAGGTGCGGCAGCAGGCATTGGCTGATCCATGTCTTGTTCAGCTTCTTTTTCGTCGTCTGATTTTTCAAGAGGATTCATACCTTTTGAAATCTGCTCACCTTTATCTTCTTCTTTAATAGTAAATTCGTTTTGCAGATCGAGCATTAAGCTCGTAAATTCATCAAGATTACCACTTGATTCAGCAATTAGATTTTCAATAGATTTTTTCATGTTATTCTCCGTATAGTATTTATTAACCAAAGAAGCTATCTAGTGTTAATCTTTTCTCTACAGACCAACCGATAGGATCAAGAATGCCTTCCATTGGATCAAAGATAATCTTTTGAAACATTCTTTCATAGTCTACATAACGTCTTGCGTCAAATTCGTTTGGAATAGAATTAAGATAAGATAGTACTTCAGCTCCAAGAGAGTTTGGCTCACGCAAGTAAACAAACTTACCTTTTTCGCCATTGTTGATAGATTCCCAGTCTTTTGTAAGATTGTGTCTTGCAAGAAGACGATTGAATAGAATAGCACCACGAATGTGAGGTGGTGTGCCTTTCTTGTAGCCGATATTGTCATTGCGTGGAGTGTATTGCCATACGTTATTCATAGTACGAGGCATAGCAATATCTTCAGCAGGAAGATTTA